TAACGTTGGAGTTGGTTCTAATGCTGGCGATATAATTACAACTGGGTCAAACAATATTTGTATTGGATTTAATGCTGACGCAAGTGCAAATAATGTTTCTAACGAAGTAACGATTGGTAATTCTAACATAACCAAGTTTAGAGTTCCCGGTGTTAGTCTTGAAGCAGAAGATGGTATCTTATCTCTTAAAACTGGTAGTGGTAGTCCGGCAGCAATTAGATTTTATTGTGAGACCAGTAATGCACATTATGTTAATTTAAGAGCCCCTGCACATTCTGCATTTTCTGGAAACCCTGATTTTATACTCCCACCAAACGAAGGTACAAACGGTTACTTCTTAAAGACAGATGGTAGTGGTAATACATCTTGGGCTGAAGCTGGCGGTGGTGTAGATAGTGATTCAAATAAAAATACTGCTGGTGGTACAAATGCTGGTGATTCAATTACATCAGGTAGTGAGAACACTTCATTCGGTTATAACGCTGGTACATCTATAACAACTGGAGATGGTAATACTGCTTTTGGATATGATGCTTTTAATGGAACATCGGGTGCTGTTAATGTCACAGCTATAGGTAGACACGCTGCTGGTAGTAGTGGTAATACAACTATTCAAAGTGGTACAACTGCTGTTGGTGCTTACGCTTTACGCAGTTCAAGTGGTGCAAATAATACTGCTCTTGGTGCTGGTGCTGGTATGAATCAATCTTCTGGTGCTAATGGAGTTTGGATAGGTAAAGATTGTGGTTGGCAAGCATCAACTGGAAATCATAATACTTGTGTAGGTAGCAAGGCTGCTGAGAGTTTAACCACAGGTTCTGAGAACACACTAATAGGTCGTAATGCTGGTCAGGCTATAACAACTGGATATTCTAATACTGTTGTTGGACAAAATGCAAAAGTAGGTACAACAGGAATTAGAAATATTGCAATAGGTGCTGCATCTGGTTCTGCTACAAATACTGGTCAAGATAATATTACACTAGGATTATCTACTGGTGCTGATCTGACGACTGGGTGGACTAATATTTTTATTGGTTATGAAAGCGGTAAAGACACTACTACAGGGTCAGCTAACGTAATGTTAGGACATGGTGCATTTATTACCAATACAACAGGTAGTCAGAATATAGCATTTGGTCTTAGTGCTATGCAGCAGAATACTACTGGAAGTTATAACATTGCAATTGGTACTGAAGCGTTAAAAACAGCAACAACTTTATCAGATATGGTTGCTATAGGTTATCGAGCCGGTAAAAACATTAATAATAGTAATGCAGCTGGAACAACATTAGTAGGTTTTGAGGCTGGAACTAATATAACAAGTGGAGGTAGAAATACTTTAATTGGAAGAAGTGCTGGTCAAGCTATAACAACTGGAAATGAAAACACTGTGGTTGGTAGAAATTCTTTTATTTCTAACACAACTGGAAGTTATTCTACAACAGTAGGAGTAGAAGCTGGAAAGAGTGTAACCGGTAATAGTAATACTTGTCTTGGCATGCAAGCTGGAGCAAGCGGAACTAATGACCTTACATCAGGTACAAATAACATTCTTATTGGATATCAAGCTGAAGCTAGTGCTGCAACAGTATCTAACGAAATAACTTTAGGTAACTCTAGTATTACCAAATTTAGAATACCCGGATTAAGCTTTGAAATTAGTTCATCTGCAATGTCAGTTACAGGAAGTATTACTGCAACAGGAAATGTCACTGCTTATTCAGACGCAAAACTAAAAACCGAAATTCATACAATTAAAGATTCACTAGATATAGTTAGTAAATTAAGAGGTGTAAATTATAAATGGATAAAGAATGGTCTATCAGATATTGGTGTAATTGCACAAGAAGTAGAAACAGTAGTACCAGAGGTAGTCAAAGAAACTGAAGAGGGTATTAAAACTGTTGATTACGGAAGATTAGTTAGCGTACTTATAAATGCAATAAACGAATTAAAAGCAGAAGTAGACGAATTAAAAGGAGGTAAGTAATGGCTTTACAAAGCTCAGGTGCTATTTCACTTAATGATGTTGCTGGAGAGTTTGGTGGTTCTACACCTCACTCTCTTTCTGAATACTACGGAGTTGCAACAGGAGTGCCCAGTTCTGGAACTATAAGCCTTGATGACTTCTATGGCACATCTAATGCTTACAGTATTGAGTATTTAGTTGTAGCTGGTGGTGGTGGTGCTTGCGGTTCAGTTTGGGAGTTTATTGTTGGCGGTGGCGGTGGTGCTGGCGGTATGATCGCAACTTCTATGGCAATTCCTATTGGAGCTTCTGTATCAGTAACAGTAGGTGCCGGTGGATCCTCTGGTGGCGTGCCATCCTTTTGTGCAAGTACTACAGGTGGTGCTGGTAATAATTCTAGTTTCGGTACCTACACATCAACTACCGGAGGAGGTGGCGGTGGTTACTTCAGAAACGGAGGTTCCGGAGGTTCCGGAGGTGGTGCTGGCGGCGGCGGTTGTTACACCTCTGTGAGTAACAAAAGTGGAGGAAGTGGTACAAGCGGTCAAGGAAACAATGGTGGTGATGGTAATTATAATGCAGGCGGAGGTGGCGGCGGTAAAGGCAGTGCCGGTGGTACTGGCACTAACCTCGGTAATGGCGCCGGCGGCGGCAGCGGCGCTAGCTGGCTAAACGGAACCACATATGCTGCTGGAGGTCGAGCTAGAGCGTACAATCAAGGCTCAGCCTCTTCCGGAGGTAGCAATACTGGTAATGGTGGTGAAGGTAGTGCTCAAAATGGCTCCGGTGGTAGCGGTGGTAGCGGTATTGTTATTGTTCGATACTCAGGTTCACAAAGAGGTTCTGGAGGAACTGTAACAAGTTCTGGCGGTTATACCTATCATACCTTTACAAGTTCTGGTACATATACGGCTTAAGATTATGCACTTTGCAAAAGTAAAAAACAACGTAGTTGAACAAGTTATTGTTGCAGAGCAAGAATTTATAGATGCTCTACCTAAAGAGGACGGGGTATCTTGGATTCAAACTTCGTACAATACTTTTGAGGGTAAACATTATGACCCTGAGACAAAACAAGAGGATGACAAACCACCTCTTAGAGGAAATTATGCAGGCAGAGGTTATGTATATGACCCAACATTAAATGTTTTTGCACTTCCTCAACCATATCCAAGTTGGAAATTAGATGCTAATGGAGTATGGCAACCACCTCATGAAATCGGTAAAGATCAAAGGAGTGTATGGGATGAAGATGCCTATAACTTAGATAATACTAAAGGATGGGTTCTACACGATCATTCGGAATAAATGCAGCATTTAACTAATCGTGGCACAATATATCTAACCCTTTTAAATTAAGTATGGCAAAACCAACAACCGAAGAACTACAAGCAGAACTACAAGAAGTAGTTAATAAATATAATCAAGCACAAGCAACTGTTAAACAATGTGAGAAAAGATTTACTGAATTAACGGCCATCATCAATGACAGAAATACACCAGAAACCGAAGAGACTACTTAATTTTTTCTTGTAACTGCCGTGTCATTATTCCCATAGTGACGTAAAGAGGGCTAATTGCTACTATAAGAAGCAGAACGACTAGACTCATTAATGAGCAAGCTCGTATTATCTGGTACTTAATCATGCGAAAGGCTTTAGACATTATTACCATCGTAACTGGAATCCTTATGTTAGGCATTTTGGGCGGTGGTTTTTTTACATACAAATATGTTCAATCACCACAGTTTCAAAAAAAGATTATGGATAAAGTACTTGGCGAAGTCCAAGGATTAATGCCAGATGTACTTGGCAGTGCATTACCTGACGTAACAGGCCCATCTTTACCAATACCATCTAAGCCAAAACTAATTCCTTAAGTGTCTGAAATAAAGTTACCTGAGATAACTCTTCCAACGATTGATATCCCAGATACACAATATTTTACACGACCAAAACTAGAAGGCAAGTTACCGGGATGTTATTTATATCACAGAGATTTAGAAACTACACGCAATCCATCATTACTTATATCAGATAAACGTGGCACATACACGGTATGCCCGCATGGTGAGATACCATCGTATACGCCTATGAGATACGACCCTGCACAAATAGTAAATACAGAACCAGTACCAGTTAACACTGCTCCTACGCCCACAGAGGACACAAACGTAGTACAACCAAAACCAAAAAAGAAAAAGAAAGTTGAGTACGAACCCTGCCCCCCAGAAGAAGCTTTAAGAATAGGAAGTTTTGTTAACGATAAACGACTAGAGCGTATTAAAGATTATGTTAGAGAAAGTAACGGTGATTGCACTACTGTTTATGAAAGAGTTAAATTCATCGACCAATACATACCTACGCCTAGCGTGGCTGTCTCTACTTTTTTTGTTGCTAGTATCGCTGCGACTACTCCTCTCCTTTTAAACGCTGTAAAACCCCTTACGAAGCAGCTTATTAAACGTCTAGGAAAATCTAAGGATAAATCTACTTAGTTTTTATTTCGTGTTTATGTGGCACAACTTGATTAGGTATAGTTGTTAGCACAACATTTCTACACGCAACTGCATCTTCGTTTATCAGTTTTACGCCTAGCTTAAATTGCTCGGCACATACCTTCATCCTTGCGAGATTGGCTTCAAGCTTTTGTTTAGCTAATACAAACTCTTGTCCTCTTATTTGATTTTCGGCTGCTTTTAAACAAAGATCAGATCCTTTTCCAAGTGGTATCTGTAAGCTAACAGTAAATCCATAATTAAAATTATGAGTTGATTGCTCTATTCTTGGTTGTTCACTTTGATAAAGAATAGATCCCGGATTAACTAGATTACCATTAGCATCTTCTGAAAGATCGTAAATATTAGTAGTAGTTGTAGTAATTCTAGGTGTACTATAATTTTCTCCTTTAGTTACAAACGGTGTAAAGGCTAGTGTTGGCTGTTGGCATTGCACCTGACCTCCATAAATCATCGTTGGAAATCCACCATTAATTGTTTGGTAGCCGTTATTGATCACCGTGCCACTGGAACTGGCCGATGGCGAACTCACGGTATTAGCTTTAACAGGAGATATAAACAATAACAGTAAACTTAATTTGAAAAAATTGACAAACTTGTACTTTGACTTTCTGTTGTTATGGTGCGTTGTACTGTGCTTGTTGCATCCAAACCGGGAGCAAGAAAATTTTCTGTTATGGAAAATGACTCTTGCGGATCTCGTATTTCCCACTGTGGCTTCGTAGTTAAATTTGGGGTAACCCATTGAAATGAGACTCCGTTAACTGTTTGCGTGTTTGTATATGTAGCATCTGGTGATATAACTGTGCCGTCTTTAACTTGTATGTTGTGGCCTTGGAGCGAATAGCTATACCCAGTACGATAATTTTCAGTAACGATTGTCTCCACGATAACAGTTTTACTTGAGCTTGAAGATTCCATTTGGCCTGTAGAAAACGAAGGCGTAATTCCCCCTGCATATGCACTAGGTACTCCCAATAAAAAAAGTACCAACCATTTCATTAATCAATTTCTAACTTAATTGTGTTGGACATTTGTGCTGTTACACCTGCTCCTGTAGCAGATAAGTTAACTGTCATTGCTCCACCACTGTCCATAGTCATAGCTGTTGTGCCTATATTTCCACCTGCAATAGTTGTTGTATCTCCGAATATTGGTAGTGCAGGTACAGCACCATTGGTAACCGTAGTATTTGAAGTGGGTATAGAATCGCCTTGGATAAAACTTTCCGACACAGACCATGCATCCCCTGCGGTGGTAACTGCGTAAGTAGTTGTAGCGTCAATTGTGGGAACGCCATTAGTGATCTGAGCATCTGTCAAATCTAAAGTACCGATAGCATTTGCAGTGTCACCTGCTGTTGGCGTAACATTTGTACCTGATGCAGAAAACGTAGTACCTATGCGATTAGCCGTTGAACTAGCTCCTAATGTACTGACAGAAACAACATTCTGAATTGAATGATTTATGTCTGCTAGTGCTACAGAAGGACTAAACAGTAATAGTAGTGCTAGTAGTTTTTTCATTTTTTTGATTTAGAATCATCAATTTCTGCACCAATAATTTTTATTGGCGTTTCAATTCTAACTGTTTGATAACTACCAGATTGTGATGCTAGTAACGCTTCTACTTCTTTTTTATTTAATGGTTTATCTTCTGGTTTATATGTACCGTCACCTCTTTTCTTAGCACCTTCCAAACCAAAACTCGCTAACGCACCTGTCAGTAAACTTGCAGGGAAAGTTATATCCTTGGGTTCATTACTGTATCCCGGTAGCGATATGTAATTAAGGGATACTATAAAACCACTCCATGCAACTACTACAAGTCGGACAACAACTGATATAAAAGTAAGTTGTTCTTCTTTGTCAGTAATATTTTCTTTGAGCTTTTCAAAAACTCCTTTTTTTTCCTCTGCCATAATAAGGATTTATTAGTCATACTATACATAATTACCTATTTACGCAAATGCCTGAGATATATGGTGCATTAGTGGGAGCAGCAGCTACTGCTTTAGTTATGGTGATATCAAACATGAGTAGTCGTAGAGAACGAGACATACGAGACATATACTTTAGACTAAACAAGTTATCAGAAGCGGTTAGCAGAATAGAAGGCAAGATACAATAACGTGTGCTATGTTTGG